AACGAGCGGCGCCACGGTTCTGGCGGTAGGTGCTGGCACGTTTGAGGTGATCCCGAGTCTGGCATATGCCGGAAGCCCCGCGGCATTTGATGGCAGGAGCGAAACTGAAAAAGAGCTAGAAGAAGTACGGCAAACGATCCGGGCGATTATCAGCAAAGGTGCCAAGTCTTATACGATCGGAAGCCGCAAGTATGATGCAGCGGATCTAGGCCCGCTCATGGAACGGGAGTCACAGCTTAAGGCGATTGTGGCTAGAGAGCGAGCAGCGGAGAAGGTAGCGGCTGGCCTGGGTGATCCTAGGAGTCTGTATGTGAGGTTTAGCATCTAATGGCCAAACGGAAGAAGTCAAAGCAACAGCGACCACAGCAAGGCCGGCAGCGAGCGTATGAAGGCGCGATGATGTCGCGCCTTACTGCTGATTGGTTGACCAGCTCAACATCAGCGGATGCGGAGATTGATGGGAGCCTGGTACGGCTGCGGAATCGATCGCGGCAACTGCTGAGGGATAACGGTTATGCCCAACAGGCATTGCGCTGTGTCGTCTCAAATGTGATCGGCACCGGCATCAGAATGCAGGCCCAGTTGCCCGCGATCGAACGCGGCTGGTCGACATGGTGTCATGCTGATAGATGCCATGCAGCCGGCCAGCTGAGTCTGCATGAAATCGCCCGTTTGGCTTGGCGAGCCATTGCCGAATCCGGCGAGGTGTTTATCCGATTGGTTCCTGAGTCGATGGGTGCTGGCATAGTGCCGCTTGCGCTTGAGATCCTGGAAGCCGATCTCTGCGACGAGATGCACACGGTAGGCCCTGATGAGCAGGGTAACGAGTGGCGGATGGGCGTAAGGGTAAACAAATGGGGGCGGCCGATTCAGTACCGATTCAAGACGCGGCATCCTGGCGACGTATCGGGCGCCGTTGGTTACTCCAACATTGACGTGCCAGCCGATCAGATCATCCATCTTCGACGGATTGAACGACCCGGCCAGACTAGGGGCGTGCCATGGTTTGCGGCAGCAATGAAGTCACTGCACCACCTGGCCGGCTACCAGGAGGCCGAGGTAGTGAGAGCCCGTGCGTCATCTTCGCTCATGGGTTTCATCACATCCCCAGAGGGTGAACTGATCGGCGATGATGTCTACGATAGTGACCGCGTAACAAACTTTGAGCCTGGAGTATTCAAATACCTGCCGCCAGGTGCAAATGTATCAGTTCCCCAGCTGGATGCACCAGATGGGCAGTTCGAGCCATTTTTACGCGCGATGCTTAGGGGCGTGTCGGCATCAACGGGCTGCAGCTTCGAGCAGGTAAGCAACGACTACAGCCAGAGCAACTACAGCTCGAACCGCATGAGTCGGCAGGATTCCATAGAGATGTGGAAGGGCGAACAACAATACGCGATCGAGCACTTTTACCGGCCGATCTTCGCCCAGTGGATGGATGCCGCTGTATCAGTCGGTGTGTTACAACTGCCCAACTATGAAGCGATGCGCGATCGATACCATGAAGTTCGATGGTATCCGAGGGCTTGGGGCTTCCTGGATCCAAAGGTTGAGATCGAGGCGTATAAGGATGCGGTCCGCTGCGGGTTCATGACCCAGGCGCAGGTTGTAGCAGAGCAGGGCGGCGACCTTGCAGAGTTGATGCGCGACCTTGCGGCAGAACGCAAGCTAGCGCAGGAACTGGGCTTGACCCTCGACATCGATGCAGGGAAGGTCAGCGGTGCCGGTCTGACGCAGGCCAGGCCACCAGGATCGATTATCCCGCAGGATCCGTACGCTGCGGATGACACTGCAGCGCAAACGAACGGCGAGCAGGAAGACCCCGACAACGACCCCGACGACAACGAGGAGGCTTCCACCTAATGGCCAACGTCAGAGAAGAACGCGCGGCTGCCGCTATGCTGGGCTCAGATACCGTCCGGTCGTTGGAACTACGCGAGATTAACAGGGAGCCGCTTTTCCGCAATGCGGTAGTAGCGACCTGGTGTCGCGCAGACGACGATCCCGACGTAGTTGAGTTCAGCTTCTCCTCAGAGGAGCCGGTTGAACGCTATTTCGGGATGGAAGTGCTGAGCCATGAACCTGGCGCCATGAACATGGCCCGCCTTAATTCCGGGGCGGCTCCATGGCTCTGGAACCACAACCCTGATGTGGTTCTTGGTGGAGTCGAGAAGGCTTGGCAGGGAGACGATGGGCGCGGCATGGTTCGCACCCGTTGGAGTCCTAACACCAAGTCTGAAGGTTCCGAGGAATGGAAGGTCAGACAGAACTGGGAGGCGGGCATTATCCGCAACGTCTCGTTCATGTACTCCATTGATGCTCCGCTCGATGTCAAATCGCGCGATGGTGTAGCGCTGGTAACAGCGTTCACCCCGATGGAGGTCTCTACCGTTTCCATTCCAGCCGACCATACGGTCGGTCAAGGCCGAGCAATCGGCAATCCCGCGGCTCCGGCCGCAGACCAAACCCACCCCCCAACTCAACCCGTGGAATCCACTATCAATCTCGACGAGGTGCGGGCTCAGGCTGCGGCCGATGAGCGCACCCGCGTTTCTGCTATCACCGGCCTGTGTCGGACTCATGCTGCCGAGGATCTGGCTCAGGGCTTGATCGAACGTGGCGCCAGTGAGGTCGATGCCATGCGCGAAGTGCTCGCCGCTATCGGCAAGCGCAACACTCAGCCTGCAACTCCTAAGGCTGCCGCGGCCCAGCCGATCGCCTCTGGCGGCGGTTCGGCTGACATCGGCCTGACCGATAAAGAGGCCCGGTCTTTCAGTTTCCTTAAGGCGATGCGTGCCCAGCTGTTCCCCAACGAACGGCAATTCCAGGAGGATGCCGCGTTCGAGCGCGAGGCTAGCAAAGCGGCGGCTGAGCGTATGGGCATGAGCCCTAAGGGTCTCCTGATCCCTAATGATGTTTTGAGCCGTGCTCTGACCGCTGGCACCGCTGCTACCGCTGGGGATCTGATCTTTACCGATGCCCGCCCCGGTAGCTTCATCGAGCTGCTGAGGAAACGCAACTTCCTCACCGGCCTGGGTGTAACGATCCTTTCCGGTCTTACCGGTCCCGTGGGAATCCCTAAGCAGACCGGCGCCTCTCAGGTTTACTGGAAAGGTGAAGGCGTAGCGGCCGCCGAATCCGAGCCGAGCGTGGGTCAGGTCACAATGACCCTGAAGGAGATGAGCGCATGGACCCGGTTCAGCCGGTCGCTGATGCTCCAGAGCTCCATTGATGTTGAGACCTTTGTCCGTAACGACATCGTTACGGTCATGGCCCTGGAGCAGGCACGGGTAGCGCTGTACGGCCTGGGATCCTCGTCTCAGCCTGAAGGCTTGAAGATCACTACCGGCATCAACACTAAGGACTTCAACGCCAACCAGCCGACCTATGCGGAACTGGTGGACATGGAAACGTTGATTGCCGCCGATGATGCCGACATCGGCACCATGGGATACGTCACGAACGCCACCATCTACGGCGGTTTCAAGACCACTGAAAAAGCGGTCGGAACGGCGCAGTTCGTTCTGGAGCCTGGCGGCACCGTGAACAGCTATAACGTTGTTCGCTCCAATCAGGTGGAAGCCGGGGACGTGTTCTTCGGGGTCTGGAGTCAGCTCGTCCTGGGCTTGTTCGGTGCCGTTGATCTTCAGGTCAACCCGTACTCTGAAGACAAGGAGGGTAACATCCGAGTAGTTGCCCATCAGGCGATTGATTATGCAGTCCGTCATCCGCAGGCGTTCTGCCGCGGTAACAACACCCTCTGATGATCATGCGGATTAGGATTTTACGCCAAACCTCAATCAGTGGCCAAACCGTCAGGGTTGGCGATGTGGTGGAGGCAACCCCTGCTGATGCTCGGCTGCTGCTGGCCATGGGTAGGGCGGAACAGGCGCCAGATCCTGATCCCGTGGTGATCACTCCCGTAGAGGCGCCAAAGCCTCGTTCCCGCAAACTAACCCCCCAATAGATCATGGCCGTTCATGAACTGTCGCTGGACAAGCTCCAGCACTTCACCCTCCTGGCTACAACCACCATCACCGCCACCGGTAACCAAACCGGCGTAGACCTCAACGGCTACGAAGGCGATGTTCAGATTATCCTGTCCGGCACTGCTGCTGGCGCTGGCGCTGATCTGACCTTTCGGATTGAGGAATCGGCAGACGACTCGTCCTATACCGCAGCGACTGGCGGCGGCTTTACGGCGATCGGCAACACAGCAGCAAAGCAGGTAATCACCCTGAACAGTAATGACCTCAAGCGTTACATCCGCCTGAGCTGCACTGCTGAGACTGGAACCGCTTCCAGTGCTGTTACCTGCTTTGGCTACGGTCTGAAGAAGTACAGCTGATGGCCCCGCTTCTGATCGATGATCTGGATCTATTTCTAGAGGATTTCGCGGTCCCTGTGACGGCGAATGGCACTAGCGGCTCTGGGATTCTCGATCAGAACAGCGAGGTTGTAATTGGCGGTGAGGTAGTCATGATTGACTATCTGTTGACCGTCAAGACTGCGGAGTTTGGGGCTCTGTCCTACGGTGATCTGATCACCGTGGATGGGGCCTCGTTCCGTGTCGAGCATGAGCCATTGCGCGATGGTGACGGCAGGACTGCACAGGTGCCACTGGTGTGGGTATCCGGGACGGTCCCTGCAGGGTATAGCCTAACCGATGATCTGCTGAGCGATTTTGGCGTGACAGTTACGATCGGCGGCACTACAGGTCTTGGCATTCTTGACAAGGATTCTGAGATTGTGCTGGGCGGTCAGGCTGTAAAGATTGCCTATACGTTGACAGGTCTTACGTCATTTGTTGGCAGCCTGGAGTATGGCGACACGTTGTCAGCCGATGGTGTGACGTATCGAGTTGAGCACGAACCGATGCGGATTGATGATGGCGGGTATTGTAAGGTGCCGCTGATGCCTGCAGTTGTGGTTGCCCTGGCCCCCCGCGAGTTGCAAACGACCCGTGGGGCTAGATTGCAAACAACCCGCGGCGCTTTGATTTTCGCCTATCAGACAGACTGACCCATGCCCGATCCTGTTGCAATCACCAATCTTGGCAATGCGGCACCGTTGACGGGTGCCGAGCGGGTGCCAATGGATCAGGATACCGGATCGGTTGTAAATGCTACTGCCTTGCAAGTTGGTGCAGGCTATCGAATCGTTGCACTTGGTAACACCAACTGGACAACAGCAGGCGTTCCAGCAGGCGTTACGGCTGTCGTTGGCCTGGTGTTTACCTGTGCAGCGGTTGGAACGGGAACCGGAACCGCTATTCAGGTTGAGACGGTAGATGCCCCGGCGCAGGATATTGCAAATCTGGCAACAGCTACCAGCGTTGGCCTGGGTCCTGGCAGTTCCCCGAGCTTTACCGGTCTGATGATCACCGGCACTGCAGCGGTCTCGATCCCGCATGTTCACGGTGATCTAGCGGGCAAGGTCTATGCCCATGTGCGCAATTCTTCCGGGTCGCCTATAAGTGCGCTGATTCCGTATCACATTACCGGCAGTCACGGCGACACGGACGTTTCAAAGATTGAACCAGCCCAGTCTGGTAATGCCCTGCTAATGCCAGCGGCTGGAATCACTTACGAGACGTTGGCGCCTAATGGTTCGAGCCATGGTGTGGTAGCTGGCACCATTACTGGGGTAAATACGGCCGGCCTGACGGAGGGCGATGCGCTGTACGTAGCGGCTGCAGGCGGTCTGACGGCAACGGCACCAACCAGCGGGATTGTGCAGGCGGTCGCGATCGTTGGCCGTGTCCACGCATCGACGGGAACGCTGGTAGTGGCCCTGGGGCCAGCAATGGCGGTGGTGGCCAAGAGCGGCGCCTATGCCGATCTGACCGGCAAGCCCTCAATCCCAGCGGCTGCAGATGCGCTGCCGTCTGCGCTGGGGACTCCTGCGGTAGGCGTTAGCACGGACTACGCGCGAGAGGATCACGTCCATCAACTGCCGACGATTCCAGCGGCTGCAGATGCGCTGCCGTCTGCGCTAGGGACTGCTGCCGTAGGCGTTAGCACCGACTACGCGCGAGAGGATCACGTCCATCAACTGCCGACGATTCCAGCAGTGCAGTATGCGCCGCGGCTGACGATCTCGGCGGTTTCTAGTGTTTATACGCTGGATGCCGCGGCCACGAATGAGGCTGTAACCGGATCAGCCATTGCGGGCAATACGACGATAACGGCATCAAACCTGACGAGTAT